GGCTTTTTGATTTTTGGACATTTTTTTTGTCCATTTTTCGAAATCTGAAAATACTTTCCCTATAAAATTTTTAAGAGAAAATAGATTATATTAAAACAACTTAAAGAACTGTCCGCTAACTTCTCTAAGTTGTTTCAAATAAATATATATCAAATATAAAACAACTTAAAGCTATACAGATAGTTTATATGTTAGGTACCAGCAAACAATCATTTATATTATGAATCTAACCTAACAGTATTACCAAATCCGACCTTAGCTCAGTTGGTAGAGCATTTGACTGTAGCAGTTATCATTTCTTTGATTTATGGGTTATCAGAGTGTCGCTGGTTCGATTCCGGCAGGTCGGATATTTTTAATAAGTATAGAAGTCAAATACTTATTAAATCAAACTATATCTTCATTTTTTGCACATGTAACATCAAAATCCATAAGTGAATTAGATGAATCCGATCTTCTTTCATATACTTCTTCATTGAATATATTATCGTAAATATTTAACTGAACATGATCCTTTTCTTTTCCCAAATGAATAATATTTTCTAGATTGAAATTTTTTAGATTCATAATAGATGTGTTTTCTTTTATTACATTTTTATCCTTTGACATTTTTTTTTCTTTAGACTCGGTATCAGTAGTATCATCCTCTTCTTCTTTTTCTATTAATATTTTTTTTAGCTGTGGAAAAATTTCACCACTTTCTATCTTATCATATAAAATATCAGTAATTTCTTTATTTTTTTTTAAGTATTTGAATAATTTTCTTTTATCTTCTTCTTTCTTTTTTATTTGTTCTTCTCTTTCTTTTTCTTCATGTTCATGAAGTATTTTTAACTCTTTCTCATTTTGGTCTTGCATTCCATAAGGGTCCATTACAAGTTCAATAAATTTACTTAACTTCTTTGGATCATCTATTTGATAATTTACAGCACAACTACAACAAAATAGTTTACTTGTCTTATAAGTAAATGTTTTCATTATTTCAGCATTTTCCATTTCTTTTATAAACATTTCATCAATAATTGAAAATGCTGATTTTAGAATTAATAAATTATTAATATGTTTGTCTTTTTCTTTTAATAAGCGACTTATTTCATCTTCCAAACTTTTGATAATATGATGTTTTTTATCTTTATTTTTTTTTGATTTTAAAACTGCAACCAAATAGTTTTTTTGATTTTTAATTTCTTTTAAAGCATTAATTTTGCGTTTTCTAATGTCTTCTATCTTTTTTATAATTAGAAACACATTTGTATTGTAAATAATTGGATACATAGTGCGAATATCTTTCGGTATAATAAATTGATTTGTTTCTTTTATTTCGTTGATTTTCTTTTCAATATCTAGTAATTTTTCTTGTATTATTTTTTTATCAGTATAAAATAAAAGCGTTGTACCAGATAAAAATTCAACAGAAGTTTGTAATTTATCATATTGATGTGCTGATATTTTATGAGCTTCTGAAGTTGCATCTAGTTTTAAAAAATTTACAATTGCCAATAGAAAAGCTATGATACCATTTACACCTCCAATAAAATAAGCACCCCATGTATAGTCTTTTATAGTAGTTGATAACACTGTAGCAGCAGTAGAAAGAAAAATAGAAGGCATCATTAAAAAATTTAGGCGACTTTCACAGTGCGATTTTGACTCCATGTATATTAATTTTTGACCCCTTAAATAAGTAGCTAATATATCTAATGCACTAGAATGATATTCATGTTGTGGAAAATAATCATCATTTATTTCTTTTTCTGTTTGTTTATAAGTAAACTTCTTATATGTAATTCCATTTTTTTTAACAAATAAATTTCCAGATGCATCAACTGCATTTCCTGATGCATCTTTTACTATATTTCCAGACGCATCGTAAAGATAATTTCCTGATAGGTCAATGGATTCACTTTTTATATCATCATCCTCTTCATTATGGGTAAAATTACGAGTTGGCAATGAGTTTAATATACTTAATTGGGGAAAACTATTTTGTTTTTTCATAGAAGTGAATGATTTTGTTATATTCTTATTTACAAACTTACTTGTCATATATTATAAAAATACAATATTTTTATAATATATATGTCAAAAACACGCAGAAATGCTACAAGAGGGTGGAAAAGAGAGAAACCAGGTTTTCATCAAAAAACAATCATGTTGAAAAAATGTGGTAGAAAATGTTTTTTAGGACCAGTTAAGTCTTTCCCAATTTGTAAGAAAAATACATGCAAGATTTCAAGAAAAGGAGTTCAATCTGCTTATAATCGCGCACGACAATATCATCATAATAAAATCTCTCTAAAAGCCAAACGCTTATTAAAAAAATTAAAATTAAATTAAAAAATTGATTTATATTTATTAAATATAATATAAGTATAAATTTAAACTATAATGGATCAAGGTTGTTACACAATTAATATTTATGATAATTGGGGATATTATCATGATTTAGATTATAAAGACCATAATTTAGAAGAAGATTGGGGACACTTTGTAGATATTGAGATTGATACTAATATCAAAAGAAATACAAAGTATTTACATAATAAAAAAAGCAGTTATATTTCTGCAGATGAATATAAGTTAAAAAAAAAACCAAAAAATAATTCTATAGTAACAAATATACTAGTTAAAATAAGTTCAACTACTTTTATAACTATTGGAGTTACTTATTTAATTTTCTATGCTTTATAGAGTATTACATTATGGGTTATATCAAGTATCTACTGGATATATAAAGAACCAAATGCACTATTACCTGATATGCTTTTGAATGGATGTGTCATATATTGTATATCTGTATTATTTTATTTTTATAAGAAAAAAAATTGAATTAAACAAGTATAAAACAATATACATTATAAGTGTAAAATGCGTATTATTCTGAAAACAATTTGTAGAATGTTTGGTATTGCTTTATCCAAAAACTGGAAATCATCTGGAGATGACATAACATGGGAAGACACTTGTGAATTTACGTTTCCTATAGAAGGAGGACGCGTGATTAAAGTTTATGATGGTGATACAATTACGATTGCCTCCAAAATGCCATTCAAGTCTTCTCCAATTTACAGGTTTTCAGTTCGTTTGAATGGAATTGATACACCAGAAATGAAAGGAAAAGAAGATGAAAAAAAAGTAGCATGTGAAGCACAACAATTTGTCTCCAATCTAATTCTCAACAAATATGTATCACTAAAAAATATAAAAAATGAGAAATATGGGCGCATTTTGGCGGATGTTTATATAGAAGATATACATGTAAATGAGCTTTTATTGAAGGAAAAATATGCTATCCCTTACGACGGAACTACAAAAAAAACACCATTATCTTGGTCAAAATACAGAATAACAGGTGAATTACTATAATTATTTATATATCATAACTGGTAGTAAGTGTAAGACAAAAACTATAATCCATATTATTTAAATCTACTATCCTACCATATTCATCTAATAATTGGATATTTATTATTTCTATATCTACAGGACCAAAATATTCACGAGGTGTTGTAATAACACTTAAATTGTTTTGTTCTAACAAACTAGTTGTTGTATTAATTTGTGAAGATATGCGTGCTATTATATTTTTATTTAAAATAGAAGAATTAAATGCACTATAGAAATTATTATTTACATTATTATTGTGGTCATCTATTACTAAGAAAAAATAACTAGAGGTATTAGTATTAATTAATCCTTCAGATACGTAATTTAAATTATTTACATAAATACCATTTCTGAAACCTAATATCCAACCAAATTTAAAAGGTAATTGTGTATTCCTATCTTCATTACCGTATTTATCTACTTGAAAATTTAATTCAAGACTTGTATTTCCTACTAAGTTATTAAATCGTACTAATGTTTGTGCAGTGCCTGTAATACCGTTCGTAGTTATGTTAGCCACAAATGTAATATCATTGAATGGAGCAGACAATAAAGAAAGCTCATAGTTGACTGCACTTATAATTGTATTTTGATCATAGTTACCATTAGGAATGGTAATTACTTCTGATAATCCATTTGCACTTATACTAAAAAAATTATTACCATATTGTTTAGAAATTAAATAATTACTTTTAGGTATTTCAATAGCACCTAACTGCATTTGTACAACATTTTTAAAATTAATAGGTAAATTTAAATTAAAATTTGTAGATGCAGTTGTATAATAGTTATCTCTAAATCTAGTATCAATATTTAAATTTTTCTTTATTGTTCTTTTTTTGAGGGGATTTATAACACCTGGAAAGAATTCGCTAGGATATGAAGATAAATATGGTTTTTTAGGTCTAACTTGCAACATATGTTCTTCTGAATCTTCTAACTTGGATGATTTCAATTTATAACTAGAATTATACAACTTATCTAATTGTTCTGCAACATGTGCTACATGACTACTTTTTTTATTTTGTATTTCATTTAAGATAATAGTTTTTGCTTTTATAATAAAATTTAATGTTTCTTGTTTTGTTTCCTTATTAATTTCTGTATTTTTTAAAATGCTATTTTTAAGATGATTCTCTTTGATTTCAACAATATTTTTGTCGAAATCATTTGGTAATTCAAACATTTCAATCAATTCATCTCTACTATAGTTTTCAATTCTTAAATCAAAGTTCATATATTATATTATATTATATGAATTTATTTAAGATTATATTAAGTAAATATCTTTTATAAAATAAATTATTATATTATAGATTTATGTCTAAAAAAAAATGTTGTTGTGTTTGTGATTGTAGTTGTAATATTACCATTTATTCAGCGGTAGCAAATGTAGAAGGTTATGCATACATTGAGTCTAATATTCAATCAGCGAATGGAACTGTTGTGACTTCTTCTGCTAGTGCATCTGCTACTTCAATCATTAGTTATAATGATGCTTATAGACAAGCATATGCTTTAGCAAAAAGTTATGCAGAAACTACTGCTCAATATGATGCTAATTTAATTAGTCAAACATTAGATTTAGTTCCACAATCTAGCGGTACAGGTTCTACAGGTTCTACAGGTTCTACAGGTCCTACTGGAGCTATAGGACTACAGGGACTACCAGGTGTTGCTAACACAGGTCCTACTGGTGCTGCCAGTTCAGTAACAGGACCTACTGGTACAACAGGTCCCACTGGTATAACAGGTCCCACTGGTCCCACTGGATATGCAGATAAATTTAGTTCCTCTACTACTTCAGCAGTAACTATTAATCCATTACCAGGTGGAACTGAAACATTAACTATTGGCAAAAACTTAGCTTATATACCAGGAAATTCAGTTGTTGTTGTTAGTTCAACTAATGCTAGCAATCATTTTGAAGGATTTGTTCAGTCCTATGATAAAACTTCTGGTGTAATTGTAATATATAATATTCAAAATATTTTGGGAACATTTGGATCACCTTCAGTTGTTTATAATATAAATTTAGATGGTATTGATGGACCTACCGGGTCTACCGGAAATACTGGACCTACCGGAAATACTGGTCCTACAGGTGCAGCAAGTACAGTAATTGGTCCTACTGGTAACACTGGTCCTACA